CGCTTCGTGCATCCTTTTCGACAACTCGCCTTTGAGGGCGCTGTATTCATTCACGTGTGTGAATGAACCGACCTCGTTTGGCGAATCGGGATAAGTGGACGCGCTCATCGCGTCCCAATATTGGTCGCCTTTTTCATCTACGAAAAAGACGACTTTTTGGTAGACCCCATTAATGAGGTCTTCGGCAATTTCGCGGCATTCGGCGAGGGTGACTCTTTTCTTTTTCATTATCGAAAAATTTTGTTTTTATAATGACACAAAGATAAGTGGCCCTATTCTATTTGTCAAGTGTTTGAGTAAATTATTTTCAGAAAAATTGAAAATAATTTTTCTCTAACTCTTAATTGATTGAATATGAGCCGCATAACTCGGCTTCACTTTCAGTGCAGCCAGTTTTTCCAAAAGCAATTCGTGAAATTCTGTCACACGCTCGGCAAGCGAAGCGATGCCGTGCGCGTGTTCTTTCCTCGTAACTCGGACGATGACAAGTCCGAGTGTGCGTGATTTTTTCCATATGCGCGGGTGGAACGAAACGAAGTCCACCCAATCCCGCCCTGACAGCCACAGGTGTCCGTACACCTGTGGCAGGTACTCTTCAGGCGCGGTGCGCCGCTCGGCGGTGCGAAGGTGATGCTTGTATGTCCAAGGGCATTTCACCTCGACAATGCCTTTTTCGCCACAGAAAGCGTCGGGAGTGCCGCCGCAAAACTGTAATTCCGGGTGCTGCAAGAACCCGCCCGGCTTCGTTTTTCTGCCTGTGCGGATTGTGTAAGTCCGCAAGGCTTCTTTCTCGTACTCGTTTCCCCACGCCGTCGCGTCGTTGCCAGAAAAGGTTTCGGACGGCTCGCCGGTGATATGCTCCCCTACGAGGTCGTAGAGGTGGGACAATGCCGTGTCGCCCCAATCGCCCGTTTTCAACTTTTTCACAAGGTGAAACCTTGAGGCGGTTATTTTCCCCAACCGCACCCGTTTCCATTCGGGCAATCCCGCCTCGGCGGGCTGCATATTTTCGAGTTGTCGCAAAACCTCGTCGGACGGTAGGCTTCCGTCGAAAAGGAGATGTTGGGGTATGTGGATTTGCTTGGTCATGGCCGCGATTTTTGAAGGTGAAAAAATGCCCGGCGCTGCCGTTGCGACGAACGCCGGGCGGCTGAACACGCAATTTCTTACTTGCCTTTTTTGTCGGGGGCTGGTTCGGTTTCGGCTTTCGGCACAAGTGCTTCGACCTTGTAATTGTCATACTGGTATTTTTTTCCTTTTTCCTTGCCCAGGTACGTAATTCGCACCAATTGGCCTTTAGGCATCCGCGCTTCGCGGATTTTTCCTACAAGTGCGGTTTGCATCCCATACCGGAAGCATTTTTCAGCGAGGTCGTAGAAGTTTACGGAGAGGACTTCGCCCTCTCCGAATTCTGACTTGCGCCATGTGTAGCCCGCAATCATTAGGTCAAGCGATTTCCCCTTTTCCATTTCGAGGTACACGGCATCCACGCGGACTGCTTCCATCTTTTTTGTGTCCTGTTGCTCGGCATATTGTATAGCCGCGAACAGGTTGGTCATTTCGGCCTCGGAAAATTCAAGGCTCTCTACCTGCGCCTGTTGAGTTGCAGGCAGGTTGTCGGTGGTGGTCGCTGGTAGGTTTTGGTTTTCGACGGTTGTGGTTTCGGTTGCGTCTTGCATTTTTTAAAATTTTAGTGAGCGAATGTGTGAAAGGTGGTTTTTTGGGGCGGGGCGGGGTTGTTTTTCACAAGAGATCGGGGTCGTGCGCTGGCACGTCGCTGTTTATTCTTTTTTCGTACTCATCGCATAATCCATGTATCCATGTATCCACAAGCCTCCGTGCGGGCTTTGTCAACCACCCGAATAACGGCTGGCATGGGTCTCCGTCTTGCCGCCCAAAAGCCCGAACTGTTTTCCATCCGCCGTAGCCCTCGAATTGCCACCTGTCTTCCACCATGCCATTAGGGTCGTATGTTGCTACCCACGCGCTTTTTTTATCCCCCACACTTGCCCATATTCCGGGCAAGTCGGAAATGGCGTGAACCCCAAATTCTATTTCGGCTTTTTCTAGTAATTCGGCAATCTTCTTAGCGGTGTTGAGTGCGCCGGGGGTTTCCTTGATAGTGACCATGAACGACACTTCGAAGGGCTCGAAATGGTTGTTTCGGCGTACTATTTCGGCGGTTTCTTCTTGGTTTTTTTCGAGTTCGGCAATGAATGTTTCGCCGTTTTCGAGTTCGATTTCGGCGACCTTGATTTTCTTGATTTTCATGTGAAAAGAATTGAAGGTGAAAAAATGTGGCTTCAAGAATAGGCAAGGTGGCGGTACTCGACCCTGCGCTCTGCGAGTTCGTCGAGGCACTCGACGAACTCGCCCGTAAGGGCTTCGAGGATGTCGTTGTACTGCCTTTCTGAAAGGCTGTAAGTGACATTTTCTCCCCGCGCATTGAGAACGCGCAGGGCTTCGTACTGAAAAGGTTCTTCGTCGCCCGTCGTGTCGCGGGCGAAAAAGGGGTTGCGCGACACGTTCGCGGATGCGCGAACGATGCCGAACCCGGGGACGAAAGTGCTTATTGAAACTTTCATGGCGTGGATAGTGAAAGGTGAAAGTAAGGGTGAGAAAAGGGCTTTTTTGGGCTGGCGGCTATAGCATATTGGCCGCGTACCCCGCCTCGGCAAACTCGTCGAACCGGGATAGTTCGTGTGCTTCTTGCTCAAGGCTTGCGAGGTGCATCAGTTCCTCGCGCAGCAATTCGACAATATCTTTCTCGAACTGTAGCCCGGCGAACCGCACCAGAAAGCAGTTTTTCCCTGAAAGTCTGCCCTTGTACTGAAATTCGATGTAGCGAATGTGGCGGCTCGAAATATCGCCACAGGGAAGGATAATGTCGTCTTGAACATCAAGAAACACCTCTCCGAAAACTGTAGAAAACTCAATAGGTGATTTCATTGCGCGTTGCGTTTAATGAACCAGATTGGTGCGACAAAAGTCTGAAAAAAGTCTGAATAATCCTACTTTTCCCATACCTTTTTTATCAACACCAAACCAATATTTTTCCACAAAACGCAAGAAAAAATGTGGATAACTCGCTGAAAAAAAATGAAAACGATGACGCGGAACGCTCTGCGGGCTTGCGCGTACTGCGCCGGAAACACGAAAAACAACGAACGCGCCGGGCGACGTTAGCCCGGCGTTGGCACGAAAAGCCAGACAGCGCGACGGCGAAGCGCCACTGCAACGCTGCCGCTGAACGCGAGCGGCGGGCTGCAACAGAAACCGGACAGCCGCACCAAGCGACCGCCCGCCGAAAACCCGGAAGCGAAGAAGGAAAAAGCCCGCCGCGAGCGACCCGCGAGGGCTAAGAGAAAAGAGAGGGCGCGGCGGGAAGGAAAAACCACCCACCGCCCAAGACCCGCCACGAGCCCCACGAGCCGGGCGGCAACACGCCGGCCGGCAAGAACACCAGCACCGGAACGCCGAGGCCGAACGCCAACGCGCACTCGGACCAACTGCCCGAACCACCACCGCGCCACGAACGCGAGGGGAGCAACGGGGGCGGGCAAGCGCGACCCGGAAAACACACGAAAAGGGGAGAGGGGGAAGCCGCCAGGGCGCGAACCAGAGCAGCAGCACGGGCGGCGAAGGCAGCCGAGCCGAGGCCGGCGAACGCCGGCGAAGAGGCGGAAAAGACAGAGGCGGCCGGAAAAGCCGCCCGAACGACAGCCGACGCGCCGGAGGCGCACGACACAAACACAGCCGAGCCGGCAGGAACCCTGCGCAGGAAGGCCGCGCAGGCCGCGAGGCAAGCCGGCGAACCAGCGCGAGCGCCGCCGAAGCCGAAGGAAAGGAAGGGGGCTGGCGAAAAAGACACGGCGAAAAAACTAAGAGGCAGGGGAACAAGAAACACACCACACGCGCCCGGAGGCGCACGCGAAAGATGACACAGAAGGCACGAAGCCGGAAAGCCGCGCGGCGCGGCAAAACGCGAAGCAGGCCGCGCGCGACGAAAACTCGAAGCCGCCCCAGAGAGAAAACGCGGGCGAGCCAAAACCAACGCGCCACGAAGCGAGGCGACAGCCAAGGCGAACCAAGGCGGCAGGGGAGAGACGGCAGGGGGCGGGGGCGACGACGCGGGAGCGAAAAACGAGAGGAAAAAGACAAGGAGACACGGCGAAAGGCGAACCGGGAAAAGGCAGAGGCACACGACCACAACCGCCCGGAAACACAACAAAGAAACGACAAAAACGACTGAAAACCAAACAACTGCGCGAAAAACAACCAACAAAAACCCAAAAGAAACCAACAAAAACCCGCCAAAACTGTGGAAAACGCGGCCAAAAAACCGAAGCGAGACCGCAAAAAAGACCAGAAAAACCAAGCGCGAAGCCGCCGAAGGCGCAAACAAAACACCGGCGCCGGCAGGCAGGGGGCGGCGGCAGGCGGGCAGGCAGGGGGAGGGCAAGGGCAGCAGGCAGCCCCCACCCCAAAAAACCGGATTGGCTCGCAGGCTCCCCCCTGCTGCTGGTTGAGTGTTGGCAGCAGGGGGGACGCGCGCGGGTGGCCGGGGGGCTGCTGCCGCGTGCTGGCTGTGGGTTGGTAGGCTTGGAGGGCAGGACAGCCGTGTGGCAGTTGAGCGGTTTTTGGCCTGTCGTTTGGCACACCGATGAAAGTGGCGTTGGCCGTGGGCGGGGGCTTTTGCGTGGCTTGGTGGGTTGGCCTTTTTGCGCCGGGCGGCATTGCGTTGAGCCTGATTTTGCGCGTACTGCGCCGGAAACACGTTTTGCTGGCTGTTGGTAACCCTGTGGAAAACTTTTTATCGCAAAAAAGTATCTTACTTTCGTAGATGTTCGCATACATTTGTCCTACCGAAAACAAAAAACATGATGGTAAAGGTAAGTATCACGATTCCAGAGGAGTATCATGCCCGGCTGGTCAGGTTGCAGGAGGCTAAGCGTGGCTTGGAGGGTAGGGCGGTTTCTTTTACAGAGGTTGTTCTTGAAACCTCGCGGAATGGCATTGGGATTGCGGAGGACGATTTGGGCATCGGGCTTTCGTTTCCCTACAAGCGCCTTTCAGAAAAACAGTTCATCGCCCTTGGGGTGAAACAGGTCTGCCAAAGGGCTATTGACGACCTGATTCCTGATTGGGTTCAATAAATTTGATATGAGAATTGACTTTTTTTTTCGTTCTAAAATTGCCGCCCTTCGCGCTGCAATTCGGGCCGAATGGCTGGACTTTCATTGGTTCATCCTGCGCGAGCGCAGCATGGAGGCTGCGCTTTCTCGCGCCATTATCATTGCGATGATGACCTTGGCGGCTTACCAAGTCGTTGTTTTTGTCATTGTTTAAACCGCTTTTGCCATGGACACTACGAATTATGTTTCACAAGAGCAAAGAGACCTCGGGCTGACTCTGCGGCTTTCTGCCATGTCCGCCATCGCTATATTTTCTATCTGGTATGTTATCAATCAGGACACTATTCATCGTGTGCGCCTGCAGTCTCCCATCACTTTCGTGCTGCCCGACCAGCCCCGCGACGCAGCCGAAGCAAGCACAGAGCGCCGCATCGGGCGGCGAAAAAAAGAAGTCGCCACAGCCGCTCAATTCGACCTAAACGCCGTCGCGCAGGCAGAGGGCATCCTCTTGCAACAAGAGGACCTCACCCTCGACCAGCACCGGCAGGCTTACATTCGTCGTTACGGCACAGTCGCTGTCGGCGAAATGCAAAAATTTGGCATCCCCGCCAGCATCACTATCGCCCAAGGCCTTCTCGAAACCCGCGCAGGCACCAGCAAACTCGCCAGCCAGAACAACAACCACTTTGGCATTAAGTGTTTCTCGCGTCGCTGCGGCAAAGGACACTGCTCCAACTTCACCGACGACACCCACAAGGATTTTTTCATAAAATATAAGTCAGTGTGGGAGTCCTACCGCGCTCATTCAAAACTCCTTCGCTCTAAATGCTACGCCCGCATTAGCGGAGATTACCGCCAGTGGGCTTACGGACTCAAAGAATGTGGCTATGCCTCCGACCCTAACTACGCCGAATCTCTTATTAAGTTAATCCGGCTCTACGGTCTTTATCGTCTTGACAAGTGATCGTCGCCAAATTCAAAAATAGAAAATGAATCAGCCGAACCCTTCTCTTGAAGTACTGAAATCTGTTTTGGGCGGAAAGGTGGTTTCGTATCACCCGGTTTTTGCCCGTGCGCTGCGCAGCGTTCCCGCCGCCGTCATGCTTTCGCAAGCCTTTTTTTGGCAGGAAAACGCCAGTTTCAAGGATATTTCTGATTTTGGCGGAAAGCCTTTTTTTTCAAAAACGGCTTTGGAATGGTATGAGGCTACGGGCGTGACGGACGATGCGCAGTTGACGGCTCGCGATGTGCTGCGCAGCAGTGGTTTTTGGCTGGAAAGAAGGGCTGGTTTGCCTGCTAAATTGTACTTCCACATTGACTTAGATATTCTTGTTTCCGTGATTTACGGTTTCTTGGAAAACGGGAAACAAGTTTCCGTAGATACCCGGCACAAGAATCGGGAGATTACGAGAGCAAGTAACGGTAAGTTCCGAGAACCAGTTTCCGTAAATTACGGAAACACTAATAAGGAAGAGAGTAATAAGAGAGTTTTAGAGAGTAGTGAGAGAGAGGACGCGCCCGCCCAAAATCAGTCGTACTCAGAAAAACAAAAAAAAGTAAAGCCCCCCAGTTCCGCGCGGCCCCCCGCACCGGCAGCCAATCCCACCGCTACCACTTTTGCGGAATCAATCTGGTGCAACAGCACGGCCGGTGCATGGGCTACAGCCCTGCATGAATACGATCCGGAAACGTCGGATGCCGATGCTGATTACTACCGGGCCCGCTGCCGGGACTGGTCGGCTCAAAATCCGGCAAAGCCTTGCGCGAACTGGCTGGCAAAAGCAGCCCAATTCATTCGTGACGACCGCGCAAAGCAAAGACTTCACACTTATCAACCTTTCACCAGCCATGACAACTATCCAAACCGTCCTGCCTCTGGCCCATCCAGCACAGCACTCCTTGACCGGGACAGCATTGTCGAACGCGCCGCCGCAATCGCAAGTCGTCTCCGTAGTAAGCACCCGGAGCGGTATCAGTAGCGAAGTTGCCGAGGCAGTTGCGAAAAGCGTTGCAGGCGCAACCATTCGCTCGGGTATTGCCGAGGACTTAGAGGTTTTCACCACTGCTTTGCTTGCCGAACTGGAAGCCTGTGCGAAGCAGTACACGGGCTGCCCGAACACTAAGGACATGGTTTTTTCGGAAGCGGCAGAGTTTGTGGTTGATCGTTTTGGCGGCTTGAATATCGCAGAAATCCGCTTGGCTTTTCGGCTGGCTGCTGCTGGCGAATTTGAAGGGGTGACGCTCCGGGCGTACTTCGGCACTTTCACGGTCGGGATGCTTGGCGAAATTTTGGCGGCTTACAAAGAATATCGCGCAGAGGCTGTCAGAACCGCAAGGGGGTTGGAAAACGAAACGGTGGCATTGGAGAGCGGCGAAGAAAGGAAGCGGCGGCACGATATGGATGCGTGGGAGGAGCGGCGCATCAAAACGCTCAAGATGTTGCGCCAGCCGACGATTGACCAAGTTACGGTGTATGACTATGAGTTTTTGACCCGTCGCGGCGAAATCGCGCTGACCGAGCAACAGAAGAAAGCGATGTTCCAGCGTCGTTTTGAGGCTGCTGTAGCGGATTTGAGCCGGGACATGGACAATGCTACGGGGTGTCAGAAATTAGAGATTTCGAGGGTGATTGAAAACGCCCGTCAGGGCAGGTATTCCGAAGGGTTTACGGCTGTGATGGTGCGGGTGGGGCGGCGGTTGGCGGTGCTTGACTGGCTCGAAGCCCAAAGCGAACTTGATTTTGATGGCGGTGCCGTGTCCGATGCGCTGGCCGCGTCGAACTAAGAACGAAGTGTAATTTTTCTCTTTCCCCGGTGGCCGGGTGGTGAAAGGCGGTCGCCGGGTTTTTAAACTCAAACTTTTTATGCAAAATACAGAACAGGAATTAACGATTGGCGAATCCAGAGTTCGCACCCCTTTCAATCCTTCGGCAAGTTCCGAGGTTGACCAACTTAAGCAGAAAACCGCCGAGTTGATCAACTTGTGCGAAGAATTGAAACTGAAAGATGCGCGGCTGGCAAGCCTTGCCCAAACCGCTTACGAAGAAGCGGCCATGTGGGCGGTGAAGGCTGCGACAGCGTAAGACAATTTTTTGAAACCGGCCAATGTCGGCGCGTGGCCCGGCGAGACGGGGCATTTTTTCAAAAACTTTTCAACCATGCAAGTCAATCAAAATCTTCTCATCGCGCAAGTGGTCAAGTTCCTGAATGGGAACGGCTATCTTGTGTGGCGGTGCGAAAACAACGGCAGGATTGACGAACCGGAGATGGTGAAGCATCTGCACAGGCTTTTTACCGCGCTGGCGCAGGTGAACTACTCGACCGAACAGAAGGCGAAACTTTTCACGGAAGCGATACGGAGGCATTACAAACCCGTGCCGTGCACGCTGAAAGGAGTGGCCGACGTGATAGGCTTCAACCTGAAAACAGGGAACATGATAGCGGCGGAAATCAAAATCGGCAACGACCAACTTCGTGCGGAGCAAATTGCTTTCATGGACGTGGTGAAAAGCGCGGGCGGCGAGTACTGGCTCGTGCGCGAAATCGAATCTTTCAAACAAGGCTGGCTGTGCAAGCACCAGCCGCAAATGTTGGCAGCATAAACTTTAAAAAAATGCCTTGGTATGTTCAAATTCCTATCTTTTTGGTTTGTTGCGCGTTTTGCTTCATGCTGGGCTGCGCGTTTCGGGCGGGCAAGCAGCAAGACGACATTATGGAAGATGAGCGGGCGCGGCGCAACTGAACGCTCCTGTAGTGAATTGAGGGCGTTTCTGGTGTTTTTGGAATCGCTTCCTCCTGACGAGCAGAGCGCCGCGAAGTGGCGGCGGCTTGACGAAGTGGCCGCCGAGGTGCGGCGTTTGCGGCATGAGTTTGAGCGCTGCAAATCAGAGGGCTGGCAGCCTTTTTGCAAAGGCGATTACATAAAACAAGCGGTAACATGAACCATGTTTTTCCTCCTGCGCCCGTCTGGGCTTTGACAAGCCGAAGCGGTGTTTTCAAGTCGGAGCGCGGCGAGGCTTTTGTTTTCACTGACGAAGTGGTGTATTGGGACGATGTGCGCTCGTCCCGGCCGTTTGCCCGGTACCCGCTCGATGTCTCTGCAAGGTTCTTGGCGCTCGTGAGTTTGTTGCACGGGCGATAAAAAACGAGTAAAAAACGAGTAAAAATGGTCAAGAAATCGGTAAAAGGCAAGAACGGCGGCACATTGTACCCGCAACAGGCAGGCGAGCCGGGCCACTCTCCGAATCTTGGCCGGAACAAAAACCCGTTTCGCCAGCACATTCAGGAACTGGCGGAAACGGCGCAAACGATAATTTTGAAAGGCAGGCTTATAGGTGACGATGGCAGCCCGACCGGGAAACTGGTGCGGGTTGCCGTTTTGCTTCCGGGGGCTTACGGAATAGTGGTGAAGGCGATGAAAGCGGCGGCGAAAAACGATGCGCAGGCAAGAAAGTGGCTTTCGGAAACAGGCTACGGGAAAATGCTCGACCCGGAAAGTTTTGCTTCGATGCCTTCTAATTTCACGTTCATAGTCGAGGACAGGCGCAAGGAAAATGAGCAATCCGATTGACAGCATTGGCCTCATGGTCACTCCGGTTTTTCTCCGAAATTGGAAGGTTGCGCCCGATAAGCGTTGGGTGGTGAACAGGGGCGGTACGCGCTCATCGAAAACGACCTCAATTTGCCAGCAACTGGTTGTTTGGTTGATGACTGGTTTTTTCCGCGAAAATTTGTACATCGAAAAGGGGAATGCCGCAGTTGTCCGCAAGCACGGGACAACTCTTGCCCGCACGGTGATGCGCGATTTTGAGCGCGTTTTAGACGACTACGGTTTGCGCGGCCATGTGAGAATCAACCAGAACGAAAGGACGTACCGCGTTGCTGGGCGGCGCGTAGAGTTTTTCGGCGCAGATGACGAGCAAAAAATCAGGGGTTTTTCCGCCGCGATAACATGGATGAACGAAGCCAACGAGTTGGAATGGGAACAAGAAGTTTTGCAACTGCGCTTGAGAACCGAAAAACTGCTCATCGTTGATTTCAACCCAAGTGACCCCTACATCTGGCCTAATGAAAAACTGGAACTGGATAGGAAACCGAAAAAAGGCGATGTCGAGGTGATAGTTTCGACGTATCGCGACAACCCCTATCTTTCGAAAGAGCAAGTGGCTGAAATTGAGGATACGAAAAACGAGGACTTGAACTATTGGCGCGTGTACGGCCTTGGTGAGTATGGCGAGGTTGTTGGGTTGGTTTTTCCAAAAATAACGGTCGTGGACTCGATGCCCGAAAACCTGAAACACCGTGCTTTTGGAATGGATTTTGGGTACTCGAATGGCATCACCACATTGATAGAGTGCGGTTTGCACAACGAAAAGGACGTGTATTTTGACCAGTGGTTTTACCAAAGGGGCATGAAACCCGAGGACATGGCGTCTGCGATGTTGGAAATGGGGGTGGGTCAGGGGCAGGTAGCGGCGGATGCGGCTGGCGAGTGGGCGATAGACCACCTGAAAGCGCGGCGGCTGAATGTTTTCCCGGCAGCGAAGGGGCCGGACTCGGTGATGCACGGTATTACGCTCCTCAATCAGTACAATTTGCACATCACGGAGCGCAGCGTTGATATGTTGCGAGAGCGGTTGAAGTACCTTTTTAAGGCGGACGGTAACGGCAGAATTCTGAACGTTCCTGTTGACGCTTTTAACCATACTTGGGACGCTGCGCGGTATTGGGCTATAACTTATTTGAAACCCCGCAGGAAATCCTACCTCACTCTTCCGCCCGAAGAATTGCAAAAACTGATGACTTATGCCTGACCACGACCTTTCTACAAACGACGGCTACGAAGCCCGTTTTCACGAACTTCTCTACGAAGTCAGAGAAGTGGATGCTCCGGTACGCTCTGCGTGGCAAAAATTGGAGCAGGAGCGACTTTCTCAATGCGGGGTACGGTTCAGTACCTACCGCTCGTTTCAGTCGAACATGAGCCGTTTTAGGCGGCAACGGCGGCGTTAGTTATCACGTTTGTTTGGTTTCGGCCCGTCTATTGCTGAATGTTTGCGCTGAAATGGCGTACAACTCTTTCCTAAATTGGTATCAAAGTCAACCGAAACCGGAACCTGAACCGGAAAATAGAGCCGTCGCTGTCGCCGAAACCACCGAAAAACGCTCCTATTCACTGTCTGACCCGAATTTCTGGCGGTATTTCAATCTTGGCCCTACGAATCTTGCCAATGCAGATGTCAACCAGCACTCCGCTCTTTCCGTCCCTCCTTTTTTCTGCGCGGTACTCTATATCTCCCAGGGAGTGGCGATGCTTGACCGCCGCGTGATGCGCCGCAAGAGCGACGGCGTCCACGAAGCCGATGCCCACGACTTGTGGGATTTTTTCACAGGCCCGAAACCGCACCCGCACTACACGTGGACGGATTTTTTGTGCGCGTTGCTGACTAACGCCTGTCTGGGCAATGGTTACGCCCGCATACATTGGGATTATGAGACGATGCGCCCGCTCTATCTCGAACACATCCCGATGATGTACGTGCGCCCCGAATACGACCAGTGGGGCAATTTGTGGTACCGCGTGAGCGGCACGTTGAACGGCAAATCTGTGTCCGAATTGATACCGCACACGGACATGATACATATCAAGGGCTTGAGTTTGGACGGTGTATCTGGTTACGATATGACTTGGCTGCATCAGCCGACTTTTGCTACCGGCATCGCCCGGCAGAACTACACCACCTCGGTTTTAGGCAAGTCTGGCTTCCCTTCAATCGCCGTAAAAACCGATGTAAGCCTTGATGAAAAGGAGGTTGCGAACATTGAGGAAAACCTCATGCGGCGCATCGGTGGCGCGAGCAATGCTGGCCGCCCTTTGGTATTAGATTCTGGGCAGACAGTTCAATATTTGCAATGGTCGCCCCTTGACGTGGCGCTTGAAGCCCTTTCAAACCTGAACGTGGAGGATGTTTCTCGAATCACGAAAGTTCCGCTCGACTTTTTGGGTCGGGAAAATCAAGGCACTTACGGCGCGGGCGTACAGAGGTCGAAAGACTTTTTGCTGCACTGCCTTTCCCCGTGGATAGAAAAAATCCAAGAAGAGTTTTCCTGTAAACTTTTCCACTACTCGGAATCTCGCTCTCGGAAGTACTATTTCGAGTTCGATTCGGCTATGTACGTCGCGCTGGACAAGGAGGCGGAAAGCAAGATGCTCGCCGATCAGGTGGCATTGACAATTAGAACCCCGAACGAAGCCAGAAAAGCGATTGGGCTGCCTCCTGTGGAAGGCGGTGACGAACTGCTGGTGGGCGTGAACCTGTTGCCGATGAGCCAAGCGGTGAAAATCGCTTACGCAAAATACCTGTCGGCCGAGGGCGAAAAAGCCGTTGGCGGCGATAGGCTGACGAGCACAACTACCGATTTGAAGGCACAAAATGGACGAGAAAATGGAAAATACGCAAATGCAAATTGATAACGAGCCTTTCTATACGGACGGCTGTCCTGAAATCCGCTCTATTGAAGGCGGTGGGACTGTGGTGTACGGCTACGCCGCGCTGTACAATGTGCGCAGTCTGGAACTGGTGACAAAAAAGGGCGTGAAGTTCGTTGAGGAGATTTTGCCCGGCGCTTTTGACGGCACTGATTTTCGCAACCTCAAATGCTTTTTTGACCATGATCGGCGCGATTTTCTTGCCTCTGAACCGACATTGCGCTATGGGGTGGATGAGCGCGGGCTTTGGTACGAATATGACCATGACCCTGCTGACCCGACGCACATGACCGCGCTCCGCAGAATCCAGCGGCGCAACGCGCAAGGCAGCAGTTTTCAATTTCCGCCCCTTTCCCCTGATTGCTACACCGTCTCGAAAGATGGCGGTGTGCTGTTGCGCACTATCTCGAAAATCCCCCGCGTGGTGGAACTCGGCCCTGTCATCACGCCGGCCTATCGAGGCACTACGACTTTTGCTCGCAGCCTTGACCAAGCCGTCGAGGAAGAAGAACTGGAAACCCAAGCCGAAGCCGAACGCCGAAAACTGATTGAACAAAGAAAACTGCAAGTCCGGGCTACGCTCATGTAATCAGGACACTAACTCAAACGCATAAACACAAAATTTTCTCGAAAATGGCACAAGTACCAACCGCCGAAGCCCTCAAATCCGCTCGAGAAGCGAGGGTTTTGGCAAAAGCGAATTACGACACGATTGCCGCTAAACTCGGCACTCCAGACTGGAACGAGGAGGTGGACGGCAAACTTCTTGATATCGAAAAGCGGAACTGGGACAATGCCGTTGCCCTGTGCGACCGCCTTGCCGACAAACTGGAAGTGGAGTCCCGCTCTGTCGGCGGCTCGACAGATGTAAACCCTGTTACCGTCAACGTCTTGACCAACCGCACGAAAGACGCGGACGTCCCGAAGCACTTTTCCCTGCACCGTGCAATCCGTATCCAAAGTGGTTTGCTTGGTCATCGCATTGCCGACGTGCATGGAAAATTCGAGAAGCGTGACGGCCTCGAAGCCGAGATGATGGATGAAGGCGAGAACGAAGCGCGGAGCGCAGAAATCACCGATTTTGCTCCGGGCGGTTTCATTGTTCCTTCGATGTGCGCGTATTCCAAGCGCACGGCAAATCCTGAAATGGAGCGTCGGATGCTCATTGAGGAGATGGAGCGACGCGACATGACCGTAGGCACTGCCACTGCTGGCGGCCACATGGTTGCTACGGGACTTGGCGACTTGATTCCCTTCCTCGACCCGGAAACGCCGTTGATGCGTCTTGGCGCTCGTTCGCTCACGGGCTTGGTCGGAAACCTTGACCTGCCGCGTTGGGCTGCACGTTCGACTGGCTATGCTGTCGCGGAACAAGCAGCAATCACCGAAAGCACTCCGACCCTTTCGAAACTTTCTCTCACCCCGAAACGGCAGGGCGCGTATTTGGAAATATCGCTGCAACTCATTCGCCAATCTTCTCCTGACGCTGAAAACTTGAGCCGTGGGGATTTGCGGCTTGTGCTGATGCATTTGCAAGAGCAGTACGCTATACAAGGCACTGGCTCATCGAACCAGCCTACTGGTATCATTTCAACATCTGGCATTGGCTCGGTGGCCGGTGGCACAAACGGGCTGATTCCGACTTGGGGCAACATCGTCGGCCTCGAAACAGAGGTGGCTATTGACAATGCCTTGCGCGGAAGACTCGGCTATTTGACTACGCCGGGCGTGGCCGGTGTGTTGAAGCAGGTGAAAAGGGACGTGGCGGGGAATGGGTTTGTCTGGGAGGGGCTAAACAGTGGCGGCGGCATGGTGAATGGTTATCGTGCCGAGACTTCAACCCTCGTGCCTTCTACGCTCACCAAAGGCACTTCCTCCGGTATCTGCCACGCTATCATTTTTGGCAACTTTCAGGAACTCATCATGGCGTACTGGGGTGGCGTTGAGGTCGTCGTTGACCCGTACAGCCTTGCCACGACAGGCTCTGTCCGCATTACCGCAAATGCGTTTTTTGATGTGGGTGTCCGTCATGCACAGTCGTTTTCGGCAATGCTCGACGCGCTTATTGCTTAACTTTTCAACCACAATTTTATGGAAAACGGAAAATTTGTCTATTTCAAATTGTCGGGCGCGCCGCACGGCATGGCGCATCATGCTGGCGATGTCGCCGAGGTCTCTTCGGAGGATTTTGAGCGGCTCACCGAGGCGGGCGTTTGCCGCGCCGCGAAAGCGGATGAGGAGGCGGTGGCGAAGTCCGCGATAGCGAAAGAGGCGGCGGCGGCGAAGGCGGCGAAGGCTGCTGAAGGGCCTACGAACGCCGAACTGCTTGCTGAAATCGCCGCATTAAAGGCGGCGCTTGCCAAAAAATAAACACGGCTTTTCATGCGGCTGCTCGACAAACCTCCCATGTCGGCAGCCGCTTTTTAAATTTTTCTGAAAAATGGCTGTCTGGAATGTGTCGGTGCCTCCTGCGACGGAGCCGCTCGAACTCGAGGATGTGAAAAACTATCTGAAAGTCACGTTCGACTCTGACGATGACCTTATCGCTGATTTGGTTCAGTCTGCGCGGGTGTTTGTGGAGCGGCACACGTCGCGGGCGCTGATAGAGCAGACGATTACCGAGTATTTCGATGAATTTCCTGTTATTGACTTTAGAACACCCGTTAGGAATCCGTTGCACGGGCGCATTATTGAACTGCACATTGCGCCGGTGTCTGTAATTGAGGCTGACGGCATTTCGTATGTCGCCTCTGGCGGTGACCTGTCGAATTACACCTTCTGGGACAACACCGCGAACTCCAAATACTTTCTCGACCGTATTTCTGGCTCAAACGGCATCGGCCCGGCGCGAATCTGCAAGAAAAATGGCGTGGATTGGCCGAGTGTTGAGCCTTACGCGAACGCGGTGAGCGTACAGTACACCGCTGGTTACGGCGCTGCGGCTGATGTGCCGGGCCCGCTCAAAATGGCGATTCGGCGGCTCGTTGGGCTGTGGTATTACCCGAACAAAGGCTCGACGGGCGATGATTTTGAGGCCGTGAAAGACCTGCTCAACCCTTACAAAGTACATAAATAGAAAAATGGCGCTCCCACAAGTCACATTCCGGGAACTCAACACGCTCGTCGCGATGACGACGTTTGAAACGCCGGTGTCAAGTCCGGTGGTGGTGGAGGTGTGGGCGAAGGTGGTGGCCTATCTGGATTTGCCGTACTGGAGCAGCAGCAGTGTTGGTTTTGTGCTGCTGATGCCTGCTGGCATGGAGGATGATTACTGGCGGGGCTGGTTTATTACTTATGCGGGGCTGGATTACTATTTCTATCAGTTCCGGGTAGTGGATGACGCGGAATCGTTCAGGAAGTTTGTGTTTGTGGAAGGGCGCTCGACAACGTTCACCGATGGCGAGGCCACGATAGACGAATACAAAACTTGCATTTCAGATGCCGCCGCCGATGCTGCTGGCGTTGCTGTCGGCAGCCCGTATTGGACTGCTGTTGGGCACGACCGAACTGGCCCCGGTGTCCTTGTAAAACGACTTGAATAATGAAAAAACTTCTCTTTTCCCTGATTTTCAGCACAATTCTGGCCTCTGCTTTCGGCCAGTCGCCCGACTATACGCCCGGCGTTCCGCATGAAAACGGAGCGCCCGCATGGACACCTTCGAGTTACGGAGGGAAAGTCGCGTGGGATTTCACGAACAAGAGACTGTACTACCACATTTCCGGCTCGACGTGGGCGCTGCTGGCGAATCCGGCGGCTTCGCCGACTGCGCTCGGCACGGCAAATTATGTGTGGGGCATGAATAGCGGGGCGACGGCGGGCGAGTGGAAGGCGATAACCGGCACTGTGAATCAGGTGACGGTAACACATTCGGCCGGTGGGGTGGGATTGAGCCTTCCGCAGAGCATTGCCATTACTTCGGGCGTTCAGTTTGGCGGCATGGCGGTTAGTCATGCGACCGATGCGCTGCTCACGGTAAGCAGTGCCGGCACTGGCACGATTTCTTTGCGCTCGCAATCGGGGGGGGCGCCATTTGTGCAGATATTGAATTCCGGCCTCCCTGCGGATGGCTATCCGACACTTCTTTTTTCTGGTTCTAACGCTACTGCTCACAGCTCCGGAAATCTGTTAGGCCTTATGGTTTTCCGGGGCAGTTTTGGTGGCAGTTCTATTAGCAGCGTGGATGTTGGGGCTGTCGCTGACGGCACGTTTTCTACATCTTCTGCGCCGGGGTATTTCTATGTTTCTACTACACCTTCCGGTTCTGCCTCTCGTGTGGAGCGGCTTCGCGTCCTTTCGTCGGGACAAACTGCGCTCCGCTCCGGCAATGCGCTGCGCTTCTACGATTCGGACAATACGAATTACATTGGGTTTCAACCTCCCGCCACTGGTTCGCTGACTTCCGACTACACCTACACGCTTCCGACATCTTACGGCACGAGCGGTTATCAACTTACGACAGACGGCGCGGGCGGCATGAGTTGGGCTGCTGCTGGCAGTGGTGGCGGCGCCTTGTCGGATGGCGACTATGGCGACATAACAGTAAGTGGCACAGGCACGGCGATGGAGATAGATGCTGGCGTAGTCGGCACTGCCGAAATAGCGACGGACGGGGTTGGCGCGGCTGAAATTGCAGCTGGGGCGGTTGGTGCAAGTGAGTTGGCTACGGGGGCTGTTGATTTGGCTTCTGGCGATGTGACTGGCAACCTTCCTGTTGCAAACCTGAACTCTGGCACATCTGCTTCGGCCTCGACGTTTTGGCGTGGTGACGGTACTTGGGCTACTCCTTCGGGCGGCTCGTCGCCATCGGTCATTTCCCCAAGCCAAATCACCAGCGATCAGGACGACTACGCACCGACCGGTTTTGACGATGCCACTACCATCCGCCTCGACTTTGATTCTGATATCAACGCAATTACGAGTTTCAACACTGCTACGGACGGCGAAAGAAAAGTCCTCCGCAATATCAGCACTACTAATTTCGGTTACATCCCTTCAGAGCATCCGGACGGCACCGCCGCGAAGCGGGTGGCTGGGTTTGGCGATCATCTGTTGGCTCCCGGCGGCAGCATGGAGATTGAGTACGACGATACGGACGACAGGTGGTATGTGATAAGCAACACCTTCAACCCAGCCTCTGTCCCCACTGGCAAGGGCATTTACTACAATCAACAGGCTGGCAGCACGAACCAATCCGACCAAAGTTTCCTCGGGCTGGCACAGTCTGGCAGTGGCGGTAACGGTAATAATGCTTCTGCGACAACTCCGATAGAGGCAACTTGGTCTATCAACCGCGGCACAATTGCCGCATCGGTTTCGACGCTGTACCTAATTAAGAACAACGTCACGTGGACGAGTTTTGGAGCCGGTCACTTATCTGCTTGGGCGTCAATCCAAATACCTACACTCAGCACCAGCGCGCAAAGGTTTGCTACTCAATTTTCGCTTACCGCATCACCAAGCGGCACGACTCAGGCGGTTAATAACTCTATTGGTATTCGTACGGTGGATAACGAAAATTCTGGAAACTTTACCCTGTACAGCACCAATAACGCCGGGGCGAGCACGACGGTTGACAGTGGCCTTTTGCCTGTTGCCGGAACGGTTTATTTCCTGCAAATCTTTTTGGACAAGTCCCGTACAGAGGCCCGGTTTTTTATCAATGGTACGTATTACGGCCGCATCACCACCAATCTGCCGAATGCCGTGGTTTGCGGTACGCGCTTAGGTCTTTTTGGCACAGTCGGCACTTCGGACAGGGATGTTCGTTGTTCGCAGATCGGCTCGTATGTAGTTCGGAATTAACGATACGGCACGTTTTTGGCCTGTTAAGGCACAAAATCGCGCCACATGGAAAACCTCGACGCTGTTGAACGGCTTATGAAAAGTCTGCTTGACTCTGCGCTCCAAATGGAGCAGGTAAGTATTGAGTTGTCGGCGGTGAGCCGCGACCTGAAGGCGCTCGTGGTGAAGTTGCAAAAGGTGAGGGAGCGGTTGGGCGGCCTTCCCAAAGATTGATTGTTTTCATTATCGGTTTTTTCGCCCCGGCAAAAGTGTCGGGGCCATCTTTTCAAAATCAAAACTTTTCTATATTATGAATAACAGACCTGTTTTGCTCGTGGTGATCGCCACGCTTCTTTTGGCCGCGTTTTCCTATTTCGGCTATTCTCCAGACCCCAATGCCGCCTCCGATGCGGTAGCGTACGCTGACCAAGCGAAGGAGGCTATCGTGATGAAAAACTGGATTGCCTTGGGCGGCGTGCTCGTCGGGTTTGCCACGTGGCTGTACTCTTGGCTTACTGGCAAGCGCGGCACCGATCCGCAGCGTTGACTATCCTTAGCACTGTTTTGTTCCATGGTTAATGCCCTCGGCGTGGTGTAGCGTTCGGGGGCTTTTCTTTTGCAGCGCAACTAAAAAGCCTCCACCGTTTCATCAACGACAGAGGCTGAGACAAACCCCAAAAAACCAAATGAAAACATCGTAGGAATACTGACCAAGTGGGCTGTAAGGAAGCCTGCCGGGCTTGTCGGGACAAAACTACTCCACTTCTTTGAAAAACAAAGATGTGTTTAGTTTTCTAAACTTGATTTTTTCCACCTCAAGTAAGTCCCGACGAATGAACTTCCCGAAACAAGCACCGCAATCATAGCGGCATAGGTTTCGAGAGAAACGGGAAGGCGGAAATATTGATGAGCGAAATAGTACTGTGCTGCGGGCCACTCAATGAAATAGCCCGTGATAATGCAGATGACGAGCCAAACCCAAACGGCGTTTTCGCCAACCTCTACGCTATCCGGGTCGGAAATAACCAGCAAAATATAGCATCCCAAAAAAACAACCATCACGCCAACCAAAAAGCCCAGCAGCCCGCCTAACGTGGTCAGTCCCACTACGACAAATGCCATTTCAATCACGTTCAACCCCCACGTCAGGAAGTTGAGGTAAGGCCGCAACCTCTTTGCCCTGACAGCCTTCGCCGCTTGCTCGGCCTCGAATTTCTCCCGTGCCTCCTCCTCTCGCTTGAATCGCTGCGCTCTGAGTTCGTCGGCTACCTTTTGCTCCCAAGTGCGAGTGTCCGTTTCTGCTTGCGCGGACTGTCCATGAGCGTCCGTCTGTCCGTTTGGATTGTCCGCGAGTGTCCGCGAGCGTCCGTCCGCGTCCGTGCTGGCCGTCCGCGTCTGTCCGTTTGCGCTTCTTTCTGTCTCTAACTCCTTGAAAAACTGTGAAATATGAGCGTCCGTCTGTCCGTTTGAGTGTCCGTCGCGGACGCTCGCAGCGTCCGTGCCGACGCTTGTTTCGTCCAAGCGGACGCTTAATGTGTCCGCCAATGTCTGCGCGGACGCTCGCACTTCGTCCGTCCTGCGTCTACTCCCTGCAATTTCGGACAATAGGGCTGTGAGTTCGTCCGTGTCCAAAACCATGTTGCGAGCAAAGCCCCGTTCGTCCAATGCCGGGCAGCGTCTCCAGATGCCGCGCATGGCCTCGACGTTGTAGCCGAAGTGGGCGGCAAGGGTTTCTGGCGTGTAGATGGTGTCGGTCATGGCTTATCGTCTTCAACTATTTAGCATTAGGCTCATCTTCAATAAATTCAATACTGGTATAAGATGTCCAAATCTCTTTACCGTCTTTGTCTGATTTTATAAGAATTGCGCCCAACTCAAAGTCAACGCCGATTATCTTTCCGATTATTGGCGCTGAAAACTCATTAGATACAGCCGTGCGACCTTTCCAGAATTTGGCATGGTCAAAATCCTGTTTATTCATTTTTTTTAATTTTACCGACTAAACGCGGCTACGTCGCGGATGCACCAGTTATCAGAAATAAAAAGCGGGACGACCTTAGAATTACTACCGACCATCTGTTTTATAGCGTTCCGAAAAACCAAAACAGAAAACATTTTTCGGCCACATTGCCCCATCACAGGGATGTGCTATCGCGCCAATCGGATTGTTCGCAGCCTTTCGGCGAGTCGTCCCTTCGTCGTGATGCGTTGGGGAAAATACAGGGGTCGAACCTGTCATCATCGATATTGCAAACTCTCGATGACTGCCCATTCAATTTTCCCAAATCTTTTTGATAACCCCGCTTTCCCGCCTATGCGGCGTAAACCTGGCACAGCGGGAAAGCACCAGTTATGCGGGAATAAGAGCCGCCCGCAGCAAAGACAAAATAAAAGCCCTTGCTTCGCCCGGGTCTTCCGGGAGACCGCTATTCAAGTCCGGCGGGATGGTAAGGTAAAGCGGCCTGCCGCCTGTACCTTTTTTCCGCCCTCCCGTTTTTGTTCTGCCGGGCTGAAATCCCCGGCGTTTTTTTTCTTCCATACTGAAAAAGCCGGAGCCGCTTACCACGCGGCGCGCACTCCGGCGCGTCCTGTGCGCTGTTCGTCCCGCCTCACTTATGCTTGGCCAGACATAGCACGGGTTGTTGAAAGGCTCGCCGTTCCTTGTAGGTCATTCGACCTCAAAGAACTTCTGCACCTGATACCTCCCCTTGGGGAGGTTGGGAATTTCCGCTTCCGCTTCTTGATAAGAAGCGTAGTGGGTTGGCAGCAGTGAGAGGCTCATGTCCTCATTCACCTTCGCTAAGAAGAAAACTTGTTTCATGTTTTTAGTTTTTAAAATTTAAAAGATGTATTTCTGAAACCGCGGCAGATACGTCACCGTCCACAAACAAAAGTGAACGATGGCCTTCTTTCATCAGAAAAAAGGCTTCGTACGGGTATCCTTCACGGATGTGATGGACACCCGAAGGGTCCGTATATTCGTACGCTCTATGGGCGATGTAACCATCGCCACTTGTTATATACTCCGCCCCGAATTCATCATACCCCAAAAAAGAGGTATGCTGATATACCCTTTTTTCAAGGGTAGACCTTTTCAGGTCTCCGTACTTTCTTATCCAAAGGCTTATCCCCTCGGCAGAGGGGCGAAATTTCCTGCGTCGAAAATCCCAGATTTTCGACACATCTGGAATCTCTGGGGCGATGAACGCCCCGCTCGTTCCCTCGGCGGGGGTTATTTCGAGGCACTGACGCAATGCGTCATAGTCCTCTGGAATATTTTTTATTTTGTAATTGACCGAAGCGTGTCCGGTCGCGAGGCAAAAATCCTCGCAGAAGTTTTCTATTTCGGATTCAAAAAAGGGTTTGTATTTTTTTATTATTTTCATTTTTGGTCGCCCCTTTGTTGTGGGGCGTTGCGGACATGGAGGGAATCGAACCCTATCGCTTTCGCGCTACGCCGGGGTTTAGTCACCTTCGTAGTCCATGCCCGTTTGCCGTTTTTGCTACCCGATTTTCGTAAATCGGAACTTAATCCGAATAGTAGCGGGGCTTTTTAGCGTGTACGGCGGCCCTCCCACGCAAATATCTTTCGGCTAACCCTGCTTGCCTGTACTTAGCGCTTCGTGCATCCTTTTCGACAACTCGCCTTTGAGGGCGCTGTATTCATTCACGTGTGTGAATGAACCGACCTCGTTTGGCGAATCGGGATAAGTGGACGCGCTCATCGCGTCCCAATATTGGTCG